TACGGCGATCGTGGCGGCGGCGTTCCATTCGGGCGAGGTCAAGTCTGCGACGGAACTGCGTGCTAGGGAGAAGATCCTTGGGACGACTGTCGACTTTCGACGCGACCTGCGGATCCGTTACGTCGACGAGGTCGCCGATTCTGAGTCTCCCGCCGGGGTGACGGATATGGCGGCGTACCGTGACGCTGTCAGTTGACCCGGTCCTAACGCTCCCCCCGGCTCCTGAGAAGTCGCTAGGCCCGCTGGTGTTTCAGTGGTGTCAGGAGTACGTCCGGCAGCCGGACGGCCCTGATGCTGGCGAGCGGTGGCAGTTCACCCCGGAACAGATCAGGTTTCTCCACTACCTGTACGCCGTTGATGATCGGGGCCGGTTTCTCTGGTCTCGGTCGGTGCTGCGAAGGGCGAAGGGTTGGGGCAAGTCGCCACTGATGGCCGCTTTGGCGTTGGCCGAGCTCTGTGGCCCTGTCCGCTTCGACGGGTTCGACGCTCGCGGCGCCCCGGTCGGGATCCCGGCGTCGCTGCCGTGGGTGCAGATCGCCGGCGTGTCTGAGAAGCAGACGAACAACACGATGTCGATGGTGCTGGCGATGATCGCCGAATCACCGATCGTGGACGACTACGGGCTCGATCCCGGTCTGACCAGGGTGTTCACCGCTGAGGGTGGTCGGCTCGAGCCGATCACTGCGTCGGCGTCGACCGCTGAAGGTGCCCGCCCGACGTTCTGCGTGCTTGACGAAACGCACCATTGGGTGCAAGCGAACGGCGGCCACAAGCTCGCTGAGGTGATCCGCAGAAACCTCGGCAAGTCGCGCGACGGTGCCGCCCGGTCGGTCGAAACAACGAACGCCCACGAAATGGGTATCGAGTCGGTCGCTGAACGCTCCTACGAGGCGTGGCAAGCACAGCTGACCGGCAAGACAGCCCGTTCGACGATCCTGTACGACTCGCGAGAAGCGCCACCTGACGTCAACCTGGCCGACGAAGCCGAGCTGATGGCGTCGCTCGCTGCCACCTACGGCGATTCGGTGTGGGTGGACCTTGAGCGGGTGCGTGACGAGGTGTACGACCCTGGCACACCTCCCGCTGAGGCCCGCCGCTTCTACCTGAACCAGATGTCTGTAGCGGACGACGCGTGGCTGATGCCCGTCGAGTGGGACGCCAGGGCGGTTCCCGGCGTGTCCGTGCCTGACGGTGAAGCGATCACGCTCGGTTTCGACGGATCGAAGAGCGACGACCATTCGGCGCTCATCGGTTGCGTTGTCGACACGGATCACCTGTTTGAGATCCAAGTCTGGGAACCAGACGCAACAACCGGCGAGGTCGACCGGCAGGCGATCGACGGCACGGTCCGCAACGCGTTTGAGCGGTATGACGTTGTCGGGTTCTTCTCGGACTTGCATCCGTGGGAGTCGTACGTTGACCGGTGGGCCGAAGACCTCGGCGCCACTCTCTGCGTCAAGTCGTCGGGCAAACACGCGATCGCGTTTGATATGCGGTCACGAACCGCTGAGTTCACTGCCGGCTGCGAAGCCTTGCACGACGCCATCATCGAGGGCGACGTCACCCACTGCGGGTCAGTGATGTTCCGCCGGCACGCTCACAACGCTCGTCGAGCTCCGAACCGGTGGGGCGTGTCGATCCGCAAGGAACACCGCGAGTCGGCACGCAAGATCGACGCGGTCCCCGCTGCGATCCTCGCCAGGATCGCCAGACAGACGTACATGGCGCTGCCCGACAACCGGAAGCGTCGCAAGCGAACGGGGCGCGCCTCGTTCATGTAACCCCACGGAGGTGACTGATGCTGAATGCAGATGAGGCAGCAGTCGCCACCGCAGAACTGTTGGAGATCCGAGCCGCCGAATCAGGGCCGCTCGAAATGCTGCGCGACTACTGGCGTGGCAAGCAGCCGCTCCCTGTGATCCCTGTCGGTGTGCCGCTCGAGGTGCGCCAGATGGCAGAGATGTCGCGGGTCAACGTGTGCAAGTTGGTCGTTGACGTGCCGGCCCAGTCCATGTTCGTCGACGGGTTCCGTGACGGCTCCGACGACATGAACGCTCCGACGTGGGCGGTGTGGCAGGCGAACAAGCTTGACGCTAACCAGTCGGCGATCTACCGGGCGGCGTTCGCGTACGGGACGTCCTACTTGAAGGTGGTTCCGGGCGATCCGATGCCGGTGATGCGCGGACTGTCGCCGAGGGCATGTACGGCGGTCTACGACGACGACCCCGACTGGCCTGTGTTCGCGTTGGAGGTCGTCCAGCGGTACGGCAGCGTCGAGTGGCGGCTGTACGACGACGAAGCGATCTACGTGTTGGACAACGACACTGACGCTGCGAAGGCGAGAGGCGTTGAGTATGTGCCGCGTCTGGTGTCGTCGACGCCGCACGGCGCAGGGGTGTGCCCGATCGTCAGGTTCCGCAACGTTGTCGACCTTGACGGCGAAACGATGTCGGAGATCACCCCGATCGTTCCGCTGCAGGACCAGATGGACCACACGACGTTCGATCTGCTGGTCGCCCAGCACTTCGGAGCGTTCCGCCAGCGGTACATCATGGGCTGGCTCGCCGACAGTGAGTCAGAGAAGATCAAGGCATCGGCGTCACGCTTGATTACGTTCGACGACCCAGATGTCAAGGTCGGCGAGTTCGGCCAGACCGACCTGACCGGCTACCTCAAGTCGCGTCAGGCGACGATGGAACAGTTCGGCGTTGTGTCACAGGTGCCGCCGCACAACCTGCTCGGCCAGATGGTCAACCTGTCCGCAGAAGCGCTGGTCGCAGCGGAGGTGGGCCACACACGCAAGATGCTTGAGCGTGAACAGTCGTTCGGTGAATCGGTCGAACAGGCCCACTGGCTCGCCGGCCAGTACATCGGTGTCGAAGTGTCCGACTCAGCGCAGGTCCGCTGGCGCGACACCGAAGCACGCTCGTTCGCTGCGACTGTCGACGGACTCGCGAAGATCGCCCAGTCGCTCAAGGTGCCCGTTCAGGCGCTCTGGGAGCGCATCCCTGATGTCTCCCAGCAGGATGTCGAAGATTGGAAGACGCTTGCCACGTCGACCGACGCACTAGCGGCACTCGACGCCGAACTCGAGCGTCAGGCCACGCCGCCGACCTAATGGCATTCACAGAAGCCGGCGCGCGACTCACGGAAGCGCACCGACTCCGACAGCTACAGCTGCGGGCACTCACCGGAAGAGACCTCGCACGACTGTGGCAGGTCCTTGACCCCGATGACATCAGCGCTACATGGGCACGCGCCGAACCAGGGTTTGTGTCGATCGTCCAAGCACGGCAACCGCTTTCGGCGGGGCTCAGCGGCCGCTACTTCTCTGAGTTCCACGCCGCCGAAGCTGCACAAGGAACGTCAAGCGTTCGGCTCGCTGCCCGTGTCACCGCAGATGACATCGTCCCCAACTTGCGCCTACTCGGTCCCGCAGTGGTCCGCAACGGCGGCACGATGGACGTCGCGTTTTCCAACATCGAAGGCGAGATCGCCCGACAGGTGCTCAACGGCGGCCGATCCACCCTCACGGCGTCGATCGAATCGACCCGGTACTGCCTCGGTTACGTCAGAGTCTCCGACGGCAGCCCGTGTGCGTTCTGCGCCATGTTGATCGGCCGCGGCCCCGTCTACGGCCCTTCCGCATCCCACTTCGACGCCCACCGCAAATGCGGATGCACCGCGGAACCCGTCTACCGGTATGACCAGCCGCTCCCCAACCGCGGCCAAACCGACCGGTACGCAGAGCTGTACGACTCGCTGCCCACCGGCCTCACGTCGGCCGAGGCAAGAGCCGAGTTCAGACGCCGCTACGCGGCGATGAACAACACCTGACCCCCGGAGGGTCACGACGCCCCAGGAGGGCACACCAATGCCAGACGAGCCCATCGACCCACCTGCGCCCGACGCCGAACCCGACTCGCCCCTGGAGGGTGATGACGAACAGTTCGACGCAGAGCGCGCCAAGGCGAAGATCGCCAAGGCAAACAGCGAAGCGGCCGGTCTCCGTAAGCGGATGAAGGACTTGGAAGCTCGAGCGGCGAAGGCCGACGAGTACGAGCAGGCCCAGAAGACCGAGAGCGAGAAGGTCGCCGAGCGGATCGCAGCGGCAGAGAAGGCGGCGACCGAAGCCGAACGGCGGGCGCTGCTTGCCGAGGTTCGCGCCCAGCGTCCCGAGCTCACGCCGACACAGGTGGCACGTCTCAACGGCGACGACATCGACGCCCTGATCGCTGACGCGACCGAGTTGTACGGCGACCCTTCCGAGGAGCCTGCCAGCCCGAAGCGCCGTCCCAGCGAACTTCGACCCGGCGCCGTTCCGAGCGCCGACCCAGAACCAGATTACGACGCGATCGCCAACGCGGTACGTCGCTGGTAACCCCCCGCACGCTCACCGCCACGGTGGCGCACGCGGTCATCACATCGACCACAGGAGGTCACCGTGGCAAATACTTTCCTCAAGCCCACCGTCATCAACCGCATGGCGCTCAAGCTCCTCGAGCGCGAGATCGTCCTGCCCCGCCTGGTGTGGAACTACGCCGACGCCGAGTTCCGCGGTGCCTACAACGACACCGTCACCCTGCGGCTCCCCGCCGTGCTCGCGTCGCGCGAGTACGAGTTCCGCAACACCCGCGGTTCGGACATCGTCGTCGACGACCTGACGGAGACCAGCGTCCCGGTCGTGCTCGACAAGGACATCTACTCCGCGGTGGCGATCACCGATGAGCAGCTGACCCTCGACATCATCGATTTCGCCGAGCAGGTCCTCTCGCCGCAGGTCAAGGCAGTCGCCCGCGGTCTGGAGAACCTGATCGCGACCACGATGAACGCGTCGACCTACGGCACGTCGCTGAACTTCACCGACAGCTCCAACTCGCTCTGGTCGACCCTCGTGTCGGCCCGTCAGGCGCTCAACGACGAGAACGTGCCCCGCGAGGGCCGCATCCTCGTCGTCGGTTCCGACATCGAGACCGAGATGCTGAACGACGACAAGTTCAACCGTGTCGACTCGGCCGGCGATGGCGCCACCACGGCGCTGCGTGAGGCGACGATCAACCGGCTCGCCGGGTTCACGATCGTCGGCTCGCAGGCGATCGACCCGGAGGTCGCGTACGCGTTCCACCCGACGGCGTTCGCGTTCGTGAACGTCGCCCCTGCGGTGCCCGACGGCGTCAACTTCGGCTCCCGTCTCGCTGCCGACGGTCTGGCGATGCGCTGGATCAAGGACTACGAGGCACTGAAGCTGCGTGACCGTTCGGTCGTGTCCAGCTTCGCTGGCTGCTCCTCGGTTGAGGACGACGGCTCGAACAACGTTCGCGCCGTCCGCATCAACTTCCAGGGCGCTTCCTGATGAGCGTGCCATCGCTCGCGACCATCGCCGATCTCACCGCCCGCATGGGCGATGT